ACATTACAATGTATTTTACCAAACATTTTGCCGATATTATTGAGAGATCTGTTACCAGTATTCTTCAAATTATTAAAATAAACAAACATTTGATGATGTTTACGTTTAGTGCTTGGACAGACTTCGGCCCCATATGCCAAATACCGAATTTGTCCAAGTTCCAAAACCTTTTGATATTCTTCTTTAGTATTACAATTAAAATTTGTTAAAACAAACCACCGAGTTTTTTTAGACATTTTATATATTATACTTATATTATTATTCCTTTAAATAGAATTAATTAAAATCTATTTAAAGAACTATTTAAAGAATTAATTAAAAATTATTTTCTCAAACCTTTATATAGAGAAAATGCCGCGCGACCCAACCAAAAAGCCAAAGATGCTCCGAAGAAAAAATATTAAAAATCGTACAGGTGCAAAGGCCCAATCTAAGCAGATTATGGCCCTGTCACGATCTGTAGCAAAAATGAATAGAGAGCAAACCGATGCTGTTAGAACTTGTTGGCAAAGAGATAATCTACCCATCGGTTCTGGTGGTGCAATTGCGACTCCATACGTTTGTCCAATTCCATATGCCTTGTGCGACCCCCTTGGGAATTCGCCAGTCCCACAAGCCAATGTATGGTCTGATAATAGAGTAATTGCTTCCCAACCAACATTTTCAAAACGTTTAGTATTTGGCTATGCCGAGGCTGCAGGCAATTCTAATAAAATATACCACACGGGTGGTAAACTAAGATACCAAATATTTACCGAAGAGCCATCTTATACGAAATTAACAATTTGTTTAATTCGTGCGAAAAGAAAGCAGGCAGATCAACTCATAGTCGATAGAAAATTTAAAGGTGCTGTCGGTGCTGGCGAAGCCGGTTCCGCAGCCAATATCTACGACGACGTTGATTATACCGTTCATAACGGCAATGCAGGTGCCCTAGACACCTGGTATGGCGCAGAAATCAACCGTAAATACTGGGACGTCTTATACAAGAGAGAGATAGCACTTGGAGCCATAAAAGATTTAAGTGCCTCGAATGTGACGCGTATAACACCAGTAACAAGGCCAAAAAATAACAGCCTTGTTGCAACTGGTTCAATCAATTTACCTGCGGCTGGTGTAATAACTGCCGTAGGTTACCAAACTACGCAAAATGAGTCCCCAGCGACCGCGATGGAGCAACAATACTTAGATCAGAGAAACGAGGATTCATTATATCTCGTTGCAATTAATAATGATCTACAAATAGATACACAAAACATTTCGATGGGATTTGTCGTAACTGACTACTATAAAGCGGTTGTCTAAACACCACTAAAAATCCTGAACATATATTTAACCTCCGGCGGAGGGACTGGATCATATACCGAACCATTTTTATATACAGTATATATTGTAAAATTTATATGGTTCGACAGGTCCGAGTACGGAATATCCTATTTTTCAAAAAACGGCTCAATAGTTTCATTATTACCTATTGAGCACTTCTGTTCCATTTGAACATATTTCTCTTTTTTGATCACTGTGAACCGCCTATTAAACTGTTCCCAGTCTTCATAGTTTTCTATTCCAGAATAGCAATCTCTAGGTTCACATATACACGTGATAATTAACTTCTGTGCCAAAAACGGGACCGATTCTCGATTCCGCCATTTTACATTTTTTGGCCATTTATCTACTAGATCTAAAAGTTCACTAAACTTACAAGAAGATCCTCTAAATTCGTTGAAAATAACTGTGGACTGTCCCATATAGCCATCCCACCACTCTTCGTTTAAATTTTTTACGTAATGAGTGCTAGGATCATAATCCTTAAATGCTTCATGCGACTTTCCACTAGACGATTCACCCCAGATCCAAATACCTTGAGTCATTTCAGATCTGTATCGTCGTCTTAGCCCAATTGCTCTTGCTTTCTCTAGGGTTCGCCCGTATTGATGATAAAAAATTGGGTTTTCTAAGCAAATATCGTCCGGAGTAATTTCTCCGGCAACTATCATATCGACACTCTCTTTGATGTCCGATCTGACTCCTTGTTTGGGTTTGTCGCCTAGTTCGAATAATTCTGACTCCTTGGAGCAGTATGATTCATTTTCTAGTACAGACCCATACATAGGTTCTACATTACAATGTATTTTACCAAACATTTTGCCGATATTATTGAGAGATCTGTTACCAGTATTCTTCAAATTATTAAAATAAACAAACATTTGATGATGTTTACGTTTAGTGCTTGGACAGA